AGCATCAATTCCAGGGTTATCCGTCAGTCTTGAAGGAACGAAAATTCTTCCCTCGCTCTTTCCCTCAACAATGAATCGCTGTCTAACCCAATTGGGGGCTGGGTTTGATGCAGAACGCATCCTCAAAGGAACCTGAGAAAGTGGACCACCAGCAGGACGGCGCAAACGGGAGAAGAGGTAGCGATAGTCGGATTCCCGAATTTCGGTTACCTCGTCCATTCCAATGAATTGAAACTCAGAACCTTTGTAACGAAGATAATCTCCGACGTTATTTAAATAACCGAAAGAAATTCTTGCCCCCGATGGGAATGTGGCTTGAAAGCTGTTGTTGTTCCAATGAACGTCGTCGTAATTTGCTACCCAAGACTTAAAGCGGTCCATGAGAGCACCAGGAAGTGACAAGTCGGCAAATGTTCGACGAAAGAGAATTGCTGAATAACCGGGAACATCAACATACTGAAGGGCGGCCATTAATAAAGCCGAAGATTTACCACCACCAGCAGCACCACCGAATAATGCTTCTAATCCGTAGTATCTTAGGAATGCTCGCTGATTAAGTGAACCTTCTTCAGGACAATACAAAGGCTCCTTCGGTTCGAGGTATTCAAGAATTTCACCCCAGTCAGGCATTTAATCTCCAAATAAAAATTGTTGTTCTAGATTAGAACACACTAATCGGGTAATGTAGGACGGTGCGCATGAAAAGAATATTTGCAAGACTTAGGCTTGTTTTAATAAACCGTGGTTATATCGCTAATTTTTTAATGCTGTCATTTATACTATTAACAGCAATCGGTGCTGGTTTCATATTCCCTCCAGCTGGATTGATAGTCGCAGGTTTGGCATGTGGAATAGTCGGATTCTTGTTAGGTCTTGAATAATTATGGCATGGAACACAGGTTCAAATAAAGCCCTCAACAATATTAACTCCAAGGCACTCGTTGGACCCGGTGCGCCCGTAGCGCAAAATCAGTCCTTTACTGGCAAGCCGTACAAGGATTCATGGGACATTGAACGTGCATACCGAGAAGGAATGCAACGAGTCACATGGGTGGCTAGGTGTATTGACGTAATTGCAGGCAACCAAGCAAGACTTCCAATTATTTTAAGAAAAGACAACTCTCCAGATGGAGAAATCCTTGTTGGCAAGAAGGCAGAAAATTCAACCCTGCTTGAAGTTCTTAATACCAAGTCAAACATTGGTGAAAACTCATTCATTTTCCGCTACAGACTTTCATCACAATTACTCCTTGGAACCCGTGGAGCATTCATTGAAAAGGTTCGTGGGCGTGATGGAGACATTATTGGTCTGAACCTATTGCCACCTCAAGCAACATCGCCAATCCCTTGCCCAAAGAAATTCGTTTCTGGCTACGAAGTGATGATGCCAAACGGCGAGCCAGTGATTCTCAAACCAGACGATGTTGTATGGGTAAGAAGACCACACCCACTTGACCCATACCTCTCATTAACACCAATGGAATCAGCTGGAATTGCAATTGAAATTGAGAACTTTGCAAAGTTGTACAACAGAAACTTCCTCATGAATGATGGTCGTCCCGGAAGCCTCTTGGTAGTTAAGGGCGAAATTGATGACGACGATAAAGAAGAATTGAAGAGTCGATTTAGAGGAAACCTTGCAACCACAGGTAGAACAACAGTTCTTTCAGCAGACGATGGGGTTGATTTTGTTGACGTTTCTGCTAGTCCGAGAGATGCCGCTTATATTCAGATGCGCCAGATTACAAAAGAAGAAATTCTTGCTGCATTCGGTGTTCCTGAAACGGTAATCGGTAATGCTGCAGGTAGAACCTTCAGTAATGCTGGTGAAGAAATCCGCGTGTTCTGGACAGAGACAATGCTTCCCCACCTTGAGCCTCTTGCACGAGCGCTTGATGAACTTGACCCTGTCAACTACGTTGACTTTGACACAAGTGAAGTTCCTGTTCTCATGCTCTACAAACAAGAGCGTGAAAGATATTTGAAAGAAGAATTGTCGCAAGGTGTAATCAGTGTTAATGAATACAGATTGTTGAGTGGTCGAAAAGAAGTTGAAGCTGACCTCGCTGACTCGCTTCTGTTGAATCCAAACTTGACACCAATCGCTAACACCAAGAAGAAGATGGAAGAGCCACCGATGATGGCTGGCGGAGCACCTGGCGCACCAGGAGCACCGGGAATGCCACCACCAGAAGGGGCAATGCCTCCGGGAATGCCACCAGTCGAGGGAGCACCTCCAAGTGGACTTGACCCGAACACAATGGCTGGTGCATTGGCTGCAGCAACAGGTGGAATGGGTGCAAACCCTGGAGAAATTGCTCCACCTATGGGCGCACCTGAAACTGCAACAGCACCACTCCCAGAGGGCATGGCTTCAGCAAGTGGGCCGATGCAGTTTAAGTCTGAGGACTTGTCTAGGACTCTTGACAGATGGGTTGAAATTCTTGACCGCTCACTTGAGCGAGTTCTGGAAAGACAACAGCGAGTTGTCATGGAAAAGGCGAATGGCGTTAAGTCACGCAAAGCACTATTTGCAGGGACGCTTGATGCTGAGTCAATCATCAACCCTGATGTTTGGGACAAGCAACTAGAAGATGACATTAAACCAGTGCTTTCGGCAATCGTCAAAGATGCCATTGAAATCAGACAGCCAAACGCAAACTGGAGTTCGCTTGACATCAGCGTGAAGGTTTACCGCCACATTGAGAACATTAAGCAAATTAATGCCGATATGTACTCACAGGTAAAGACTGCCATCATCAATGCAATCAACACCCCAGGCGAAGAAGCAAGACATGAGTCGCTCAAGAAAGAAATTATTGAGATGTACACGAACTTGCATGGAAAAATCCGCCACGAAATTGCATTTGAAGAAACTCACGGAGCCTGGAATTCAATTTACTAGTTTCACTATTTGCATATAGTGAAACGAATGATATTTGGCGATTAGTTGCATTATCAATGGGAATTAGTGTCTTATGATTTAAACACTCCTATTTGATTGGTGCATAATGAACGAACAATTTGAATTCAAGTCAGCCGCAAATGGTCAGATTTCTCTTGACCAAGCAGAGGGAATTGTTGAGTGTTTCGTTGCTGGAATCGGCAACAAAGACTCCGTTGGTGACATTGTTGTTACAGGAGCGTTCGCCAAGAGTCTGACCCGCCGTAAACCAAGAGTGGTATGGGCGCACAGTTGGAATGACCCAATCGGCAAAGTGCTTGAGATGTACGAAGTTCCACCAGGAGACCCACGTCTTCCAGCGAAGATGAGAAATGCTGGTATCGGCGGACTCTATGCAAAGGTTCAATTCAATCTTCAGTCAGAAAAAGGAAAAGAAGCTTTCGCAAGCGTTGCCTTCTTCGGAGAAGAACAAGAGTGGTCAATTGGTTACAAGACAATCACTGGTGCATTTGACCCAGCTCAACAAGCAAATGTTTTAAAGGAAGTTGAACTCTACGAAGTTTCGCCAGTTCTTCATGGTGCAAACCAATTGACTGGAACTATCTCGGTAAAGAGCGAACAAAAGAATCACATGATGCCAGTCATTGCTGGTATGCCAATGATGGGTGAACAGCAACAGCCACGAATGATTGTTATTGCTGCTCCAGAAAAAGAACAAGAACAAGACGAGCCATTTAACATTTTTGCAGAAGGTCTTGCACAACCATTAGAGGCGGACAAGGTTCAAAAAATCCAAGCAGAACTCAGTGAAAGAACTGGGTCAAAAGTTGACATCGTTGAAGCAACAGATAGCTTTATCGTTTTCCGTAGAACAACTACTGATGGAAAAGTTTCAATGTACAGAGTTGGATACCACACACCAGATGGTTACAACACCTTTATGTTTGGAAAGCCAGAAGCATATTCTGGAAATGACAACAAACCACAAATACAACAAGAAATTGAAGTGAAACCTGCTGATGCATCAATGGTTCCTATGCAACCACAGCAGATTCCATATCGTGATGACGACCAAGATGAAATGAACATGATGCTTGGTGGACAAGTTGGTGTCGGTAAGTCTGCATATGCACACCTTATTGAAATTCCACAAATTCACATGGTGCAAGCGAAGAGCATGCTTCAGCCTGTATTTAATTACCACAAACTTTCAACAACTGATTCCGACAATGGAATCATTGTTAATGGAAGTATCTCAGCGCAAGCAATTGATGC